GTTCTGGCGTTTCACCATCGAGCAGCCGTCCAGGTTGTTCCTGTCGTTGGCAGGCTTTCGGGCCTGTCCTCGCCGGTCGCCGGTAGAGGCAATGCGGTCTGTTGGTGTTTCTGTGTTGCGCTGACTGTTAAAGAGCGGTGGGCTTCGTGTGCTTGCTCAGAAGCACAAGTCGGCTTGCATTAATAAAAGCATGCTTGTGATTTGAATGCAAGCACGCTTGTGTTCATTTTTATTACTGTATGCATGAACAGTGTTATAGGGAGGGTGGCTATGGCTAAGCAGAAGGGAGGCCCGGCGCAATCGACGCGGGCAGAAATGACGGGTATGGAAAGACTGGGCCTAAGGGTGTCGTCGATGATCAATCACCCGGTGGCGCAGGCGCAGCGCTGGGTGACAATTCATCGCCTGGATACGGACGGGGATCGGGAGTGGGAAGAGGTGCTGGGCGTGATCGCTGATACAGACGAGTTAGAGCTCACGCTCAATGACGACGGAAGCGTGACGGTGCGATGGGAGCAGCAGGAAGTTGAGGTGGCAGGGAAGGGGGAAGCAGAGTTTGAGCCAGAAGAGGAGCCGGCGCCTTTCTGACAGGCAATAAAAAGCCCGGCGCTTGGCCGGGCTATGAAAATCGCTAGCTTCTACTTATAGACATAATCACGCGGTAGAATCCAAGTCCGGTTGTCGCCAGATTTACTGCACACAGGCTGCCGACAAAAACGACCGCTAGGAGTATTGTCATTTTATCGCCAGACCAAGGAAGTAATAAACTCAAGGCTATGGAAAGAAGCAGTAGATGCAGGGCCGCGCAAACGAAGCTGCCACTAATTAGTTTTTTGTATCCGCCTGTAGCTCGAAGGTTTTTTAATAGGTCGCGATCCATAACGGATGCCATAAGAGCTATAGCGGTTATTACAAATCCAAGAATTGTCCCGGCACTACCCGCAACAGCAGTGGCAAATGTTGTGAGATCGCCCGGCGCAAATGTGAAATTGTAATGTTTGAATAGCAATGTAATAGCTAGTGCGATCGCTATTTTAAACGATTCTTGCAGTTTTGCCGAAATAGTCATCAAGTGGCTCTCTCTGCTCGTTTTTTGCCTTGTCTGCAAGCTTATACATACTTTCGCTAGGCGGGAAGTATGAGTTAGTATTTATATGTTGAATTGAGTATATTCTATTGGCGATTAAATCGATAGGGAGAATCTTACCATTCTCGTCAGTGTCCAACTTGGCCTTAGTAGCACCCATTGATAGCAATTGACCAATAGCGCTCTGCAGCGAGCTTGAAAGCTTTCCGGCGCTGGTCTCGATTTTTTGGTCAATTGTGAAAGTTATATCAAGGCTGTCGGCACCGGACTGATTCAGGAGTTCGATTGTTTTGGCGCTGATGCTGTCTTGAGGGTATAAACTTGGATTGGTAGGCCTGGGTATTTTTACCGAGAACTTCTTTATGGTTAATTTGTTGTTGAGAAGCCTCTCCACCTGATCGGCCTGAATTATTGGAGAAGAAAAAAACAATACTCCTGCCGATGACGATAGTAACTGTGCTAAATGGGCTCCAGTATTCCCGTCATCATTCCTGTGGAGGACGAGAAGTGAATTTTTACGGTAGTACACGAAGAAGTTCTTTTCTATCACCCCCTCATCAAGCTCTAGCTCAAGTTTCTTACTATCTCGCCCAGGAACGCCGACCTCGGGTAAGTCTGCCTTCCTTATTTTTCTAATCTGACCTGCATATGAGTCAGTTTCAGGCCTGTGCTTTAGGCCGAAAACCTCTCTTGTGCATCCGTAGCTAGAGTAACTTGATAGAAACTCCCCACTGGCTATCCTCTCAAAAGCCTCATCGGCAGTCATGGTAAAGAGATCATTTTGCTCGCATCTTAGTGAGTAAAAATCAAAACAGTAGTTTCGTCTCTTTTCCGGCTTCACTGCAAATTCCTTATAAGCACAGAGGGTTGATATCGATTAATTCTGGTAAGCGCAGGGGGAAAGTCACGTGCTACACCGGCTGTCCATTCCACACGTAAAGCACGCGAGCTAGGATGTGCGTGTCGTCGACACGGATGTCTTCTGGGTCGTGATGCTTGTTATCTGAGATCATCTTGAAACGGTCCTTGCCTTTCTTCTGTAGGCGCTTCACGTACAACATGTCGTCGTGGGAGAAGAGGTAGATTCCGTCTCCTGTGAACTCCCGGATTGTAATGTCGACGAGCAGCGGGTCGCGGTCCTTGATCGTCGGTGCCATCGACTGACCCCATCCGGTGATCATCTTGAGGTGGAAGTGTTCTTTGAACGTGACACCCATCTCGCGCAGGTGTTTTGGGCTGACCCGTATGTCCTGGAGCATCTCTGGGAATTCGTGTGGGATCTGCCCGCCGCCCATCGCTGCTCGCACATCGTAGTGGGCAATCCATACTTCATCGCCAACCTGACCCGCCCGAGTGAAGTCGACGTTCACTACATTGGTCGACTTCGACTCCAGAGCCACCTCTTCAACTACCTCGGCGATTCGCGCCCGGGCTTCTTCCGACAAGCCCCGGCCATGCTTCGCGAGCATCTGCTTGACCAGATCTACAGATGACTTATTGCCGGCTTTTGGAGCATTCACGACCTTCCGGCTCGGCGGCTCACCCTTGCCAGATAGCAGCCAATCAACTGTCGTGTCATAGCCTTCAGCGATCGCGACAAGATTTTCGTTCTTTATGTTGCCGGTATCACCTGCAAACCACTGACGAACAGCTTCGTAGCTGACCCCGCAGGTGGTCGCTATATCCCTTTTGAATCCTCGCGGCCCGATCTCAGGCTTTCGCGCAAGGACGAGCTTCGTAATCCGATCAGTAATTTTCATGCAAGCAATCTACAAGTTAGCTTGGCAAGCATGCTTGCTTAGTAAATACAAGCATGCTTGAATTGCCGTATATCCAAAGGAGTCAGCCATGAACCGTGCCGACGCAATTAACCATTTCAAAGGGATCGCGCCCCTCGCCAAGGCACTCGGCATCACATACGAGGCTGTCCGGCAATGGGGTGACGAGATTCCTGAGCTACGTCAGTACCAGCTTGAACTTGTAACTGGCGGCCAATTGAAGGCCGAAAAAAAGAAAACTGCTGCATAAACCGTCCTTGTCATTGATCTGTTGAGCGAATGATCGCTGCACCAAGCGCGCGCTGCCACGGAAACGAATTTGAGGTTTTACGAATGGAAGATTTCTTGAGGGCTTGCCACACCACCATCAAGGAAAGCGGGGCAGAGGGGCTGGCAGGGAAGATGTGCATGGCTCACGTGAGCCTTCTGCAGCGCTCAAACCCGGACAACGCGGCGCACCACCTAACGATTGAGCATCTGTTTGGCGTGCTGCTGCATACACAAGACATGCGCCCGCTGATGGCGCTCGCTGACCAATTCGGTTTTGACCTCGTGGCTCGTGAAAAGCCGAAAGCCAAACCACTGATGGCCGCGCTGGGCCTCTTGTCCGCGGAGTGCGGTGATGTTGGTCGATTGATTTTCGATGCCGCGGCGGACAACCACATCAGCCAGCACGAAAAAGCCCAGGGCGAGAAAGCAATCCTTGAGGCAATCGAAGCGCTGCATGTTCTGCGTGAATCGCTGAGAGCTGCTTGAACAACAAATACGAGAGAGGTGAGCGATGGAAGGGCTGAACGATGAAGTGCGGCGAACAGTAGCTCTTGATGAGCTGGCCGATCAGTTGGATGCACAAGCTCGCGAGCTGTACCGGAAAGCGGAAGAAATTCGAGCCCAGCACCAAATTACCGCCTCGGTATCGGTGAGCAAGGATGGAAGATCGTTCATCACATTGAAGGTCGGCGGCACCGTGCACTCAATCCATGCACATGGCAGCGCCGACGAAACATGCCAGAAGTTGTACTACCTCATTCAGGGTTATCAACCACCACTTCGCCTGCCGCCGTTCGGTACACGTTTGGACGAAACAGAGCCCTCGCTCTGTAAGCGCCTGGCGTTTTTTGAGTCGGTTCAAACTCAATGAACTCGAGCCCGGAGAAACTTATTTCCGCTCCCGCCGGAAGAGCGCTAACCGCCGCCAGCAGCTTTTCGCGGGTAATGGTTGGAAATCGTGTGTTTGTCATGTCCGGCCTCCCAGGCCCTTTCGTTGGGAAGCAAAAAGCTACCACGGATGCGCCGGACACCTACATCGCCTGAATTGCAGGCACAAAAAAGCCGGGCTGCAACCCGGCTTCTTCAACAACTTGTAAAACACTATGGGGCCATTATGAACATGACCGCTACCCCTGGCAATACCCCCTATGTTGCGACACGTTTAGCAGTTTTTCAGAAGGTGTCGCGACACATCAGTCGTATCGCCTCGCCAATACAAAATATCCAAGGGAACTCGCTGTGAGCGTTCAAGCTATGTCATGGGCGCTTTCTTTGCCTATCCAGTCACTGAAAGACTCCAGCGCACGCCATGTGTTGCTGTGCTTGGCCAACTACGCAGGATCGAACGGTACCGGTGCCTTTCCATCTGCCTCCACCCTTGCCCAGGACACAGGCCTTTCCGAGCGCACTATCCGCTACAAACTCGACGACCTGGAACAGTCGGGTCTGATCAAGAAAGGCAACCAGGCCATCGCGGCAGTTCACATTGATCGCCATGACCGCCGCCCTGTCGTTTATGACCTTCAAATATTGCGGGGTGCAAATCCTGCACCCCGTTTTGCACGGGGTGCAGATGACGCAGCGGGGTGCAACTCACAGCAGGACGGGGTGCAGCCTGGAACAGAACGGGGTGCAGCGGCTGCACCCAATCCATCACTTAACCATCAAGTAACCGAAGAGCAGCAGCAGCGCGAGCTTGCGGAGTTGATCGCCGAGCAAGAGCGGCAAGCCTTGGAGCCGCAGGATGATCGCCAGCGCTTCGCCATGTTTGCTGACTTCGTGCCGCCGGTAGATGCGCTGCAGACCCAACTGAAAATCGCAGGTCTGCCTGCCGACTCTCTGACCGCCGAACTGCTGTCAGGCTTCAAGGGTTTCTTCGTAGCCAAAACATCCGTTCTCGACACCGCCGCCGGATGGTGTTTCAAACTGGTCGGTTGGATCAAAAGAGAGCGCGCCCAGGCAGCCGGAACAGCGTTCAGCGAGGAAGACTCGGCCGGTGATGACTGGGCATCGAAAGGGGTGCGCCTGTGAACCGATCAAACAAGCCTATCGCCGTGGGTGAGCTGGTTTCTCGCCGCCGATCTGATCCAACCTATCAGGGGCCCGACCAGTCACCGGCGGTGGTCGCTGTCGACCCTTCAACTCAGGCCGTAATCGACGATCTTTTCCTGCGGCTGCGTGGTGCGTGCGGTGCCTGGCGTCAGTCCTGGCCGACCGAGGCCGTCATGAATGCTTCCAAGCTGGAGTGGTTGGGCGAGTTCATGCGTTCCGGCATCACTCGGATGGAACAGATCGATCACGGAATGCGCGTTGTGAGCGCGAGCAAGTCGGCTTTCGTTCCTGCCCCAGGTGTGTTCGTCAGTTGGTGTTTTGCGCCTGAAGGCTTGGGGCTTCCCAGCGTCGAGTCCGCATACGCCCAGGCTCTTCGAAACTGCCACCCCGCCATGCGCAATTGCTCGAAGTGGTACCACCCAGCCGTATACCACGCTACGGCCGCCGCGGGCTTTCATAGCCTTCCGCTGCTATCGCGTGAGCTTGGTTTGATCAGCTTCGAGAAGCAGTACTTGGTCCAGTGCCGCCGAATCTGGCAAGGCGAGCAGTTGGGCCCGGTGCCGGCGGCAGAATTGGCCCGGGAACCGAAGATAACGCCGGAGATAGGGAAAAAGGCCTTGGCCGAATTGCGCGCCCGCCGCTCGGGAGGTTGCCAGTGAGCAAGCTCACCAACGCCGCCCGCGACCGCGATTGCCAGGTTCGATTCCCGGGCTGCTCTTGCGAGCCGTCCACCACCGTACTCGCGCACTACCGCCTGGCCGGGACTTGCGGCATGGGCATGAAGCCCAACGACTTCCAGGCGGCCTGGGCCTGCGGTTACTGCCACGACATCGCCGACGGGCGCCTTCGGGCCCCAGTGCAACTGACTCGAGACGAAGTTCGTCTCTACCACGCCGAGGGCGTCATGCGAACCCAGGCCATTTTGATCAAAGAAGGGAAGGTGAGCGCTTGAGCACCCAAATCAAAACCCTGACGGTGAAGCTGTCGGATGCCGAGATTGCCCGCAATGCCAAACTTGAGCATGTGCGTGATCTGCGCGATGCCAGTCACCCGGCGCTGCACTTTCGTTTCGCCAAGAACCGTGCGCGCGGCTCCTGGTACTTGCTCAACAAGCGTCAATGGCACCGTATTGGCGCCTTTCCCGATCTGAACACCAAGCAGGTGATCGCGGCGCTGCCTGCAGTGCGCCTGCGCGTAGCGGCTGATGGTGCGGCCAGCGTGTCGGGCTGGCTGACCGTCGGCGAGCTGCTCGACTGGTTCGGCGTCCGCATGGCCAAGTCGCGGGCACTGTCTGACAAGCGCCGCGCTGCCATCAAGTCTGTGATCGGCTGCCAGCTCAAGCCGCGGCTGAATGATTTGTTGCTTCGCGAGGTCAACGCCCAGGCCCTTGACCGGTTGCTGATGTGGCCGGTGCAGGCTGAGCTGTCGCTGTCGTATGTTCAGCAGCTGTTTCGTCTGCTTGCGGTGGCCTTTCGTCAGGCGCGTAAGCTGGACCTGATCCCAGTTAACCCGATGGCCGAGCTGAAGTTCAGCAACTTCACGTCGGCGCGCATTCAGCCCAAGCCCGCCCGGTTGCGCGATGTACAGGTACCCGAGTTGGTGACGCTGCTGGCTGAGCGCTTCGACAGCGCGCCAGGTGACGCCATGCTGGCCCTAATGATGCTGTGCCACGGCACCCGGATCGGTGAAACCCGCCAGGCGCGCTGGGCCGATATCACTCTGCCGGAGCGCGAGTGGTTCCTACCGGCGGAACACACCAAGACCAAAACAGAGCTGCGCGTGCCACTCACTGACCAAGTGTGTGCGCTGCTGCGTCGCTACCGTGACCGCCAGACCGCCCAAGGATATGCAGGTGCCTTCCTGTTCCCGTCACGCCGTGGCAAGCCGCTGAGTGATAACCAAGCCAGTGCCGTGTTCACTCGGTTGGGGCAGGGCGCCTGGACCAGTCACGATCTGCGCAAGGTCGCCCGCACCGCCTGGACTGACCTCGGCGTCGACGGCCACATCGGCGAGATGTTGCTGAACCACTCCCTGGGCAAGATCGCTTCCACCTACATCAACACCCAGGCCAAAGAGCAGCGCCGCCTGGCCTTGGTGAAGTGGCACAACTGGTTAGATGCGCGCGGCTTCAAGGCGATTCACACGCAGACAGGCGTTAGATATGAAGATTCGCAAAACCTCGTAGACGCTTTGAACGGCGGGGTCTGCGAGCCAGAACCACAATTTGTTAAGGGCGAGGTATTAAAACGTGCAGAAACGACAGGGGCCTGGCTTTAAGCGGGAACGGATCGAGCTTGAACTTTGCTCGATCTGCAAGGGTAGGGCGGTGGTAGCGGGGGTGTTTTACGAGCTGGTTTGCACGGATTGCAACGGCTCAGGTTGGGTTGTTCAGGGGACTAAGTTGGTGCTTTCTGCCGACGAGTTGGTCACCCAATTGAGTTTCAAATTGCAGCAGGTACAGCGGGAAGTTTTGGCGTTAAAGGCTTTACCAGCACCGATAGGACCACAGAGCCAACGCGATCAACCAAACCGCCTGGGAGCAGGCGGAACTAATTACACAGGGGATTAAGAGCATGATGATTCGTAAGCCGGCGGGGCGGCCATTGGGGGATACCGAATATCTACTAGAGCAGTGGGGATGGTGGAGAATGGACGGGATGGGCGTGCCTGGTTACACGTCTCCGACTTTGGCGCTGATGCGGCAGGCGATGCCGCAAGCTTCGTCGACCAAGAACTATTGCATCACTGACGAATGGGCGGCTGCCATCGACCGCGCGGTCGCCCGGCTTGCCCATCGAGATCAGCAAATGGGTGATGCGCTTTGGTTATATTTCGGAGCAAAATGGCCCATGTTGCGAGTAGGGAAACACTATGGGCTCAGTGAGGGGAAGACCAGGGAGTTGGTCCGAGCAGGTGTGGCCTGGGTTGACTGTGCTGTGGATCCATTGCGTAGTGCGGCCTAAGCAAGGATTTGACCGTGATTTGTGTGTCAATTTTAGAATTTAATTAAAGTTGGCATACACTTCCACGCTAGCAAGTCCGCTGAGTAGATGGGTTTTATGCTTTTCTGCATGCTTGCTCATTATTGGTATCATGTAACGGTCTGTGCTGAAGTGCGTAACGTAAGGAAGGTAAATTGAGTGTATTGCATCTACAAAGTCACTGCTCTTAATCTTTCTAGGATTTGGTGTTAGTGAGTTTCTTAGGGAGTCATGGATGACTCTTAGGCAGGTTGAAAGTCCAGGGCAGTAAAAATCGACTTCAGATACGTTCGTGTATTTCTCTCCCTTGGCAAGAAGTTGGTTTGTCAAGTTGTTGGTGATTGTCAGGAGGAACTTATCCTGCTCTTTTTGCCAGTTCTCATTAGATATTAGAGAGACTGTAGCTTTTCTTTCGGCCTCACTGCCTTGATGACCTATCATCACTGTAGGTATGAGTGTCTCAGAGACAAGCTCAACCATACGGGTCGCAGGGCCTCTTACCCAATCTCCGATGGCGCCTAGCCGGTCATGATGGTCGGTGAACCATCTCATCATCCAAGCCGGATCTCTCAGACTTTCTAGAAATGCCTCATCTGCTTTTTGTCGGGTCGTTTTGCCTAATAGATAATTTTTCAATACAAATGCGTTTTTGGGCAGCATCGGATATTTATTGAGGATCTCTTCCATGTCGATCTGGCCAATTTTGGATTCTACGTTTTTTCGTATCTTACCCTTTCGTTGTAAAGTTTTTTCAAGTAGTCGGCGCTGATTCCTATTGAAATTGTTTTCGTGAGCTGTTGTTTTGATTTGTTCTGATACTTGTAGCTCATGAAGAGGGGCCATTATTTCAGATATATCGGGAAACCATGTGCCGTTGGTGTCGATAGGGTTTATTTGTCTTAGTGTTCTGAGTGCTAGATTGGATAGTTCTTTTGTTATGATTTTGTCAAAAGAAATTAAGGCATTTCTCTTGCATAACGTTTCGAGTATTTGGGTTCGAGCTGTGGACCAATCGGCATAGTCTGATTGGATGGGTGCCATCTCTGAGATATGTGCGGCAGAGAACACAAACATTTTTTGTTTTGACGCTGCCAGAACTAATAACTTCTTTCGCAGCTCTTCGGTTTCAGAGTTTCTTTTTGGGTCGCCAAGTCGGGAGTAGTCGCTGCTATCTAAATAAATTACGTCCATGTCGTGAATCATCTTTTCTTCCCATGCTGGTTGTCAGATGGTACAGACCACCCTCCGCTGGCACGCTATTCGATGTTAGGAGTAAAAAAAAGCTTTTCCGCGCGGAATAGGTTTGTTTTTATAGCAGCGTGAGTTGCTGTGAATGCAGCAGACGCTTTCAGAAACCCGGCCATCGAGCCGGGTTTTTTATTCAAATTTCAAGCCCTGCCCAGTGCAGGGCTTTTTTGTTTTCGGCCCCACGCCTGTCTCCTTGCCTAAAGCGGATGCCAGTGACGTGGAGGCCGACCTATTTGAGGACTCAAGATGAACTCCGAGCATCAGGCGTTGACCGAGGTGCCCCTGTGGTTATTGGTTCTGCTGAGCCTCGCTGGTTTGTCTGGGGAAATGTTGCGGGCATCAGGCAGTGACCTTGGCCTTCGGCAAATCCTCCAGCGCGTGGCGTTGCGTTTTCTTGCGTCCGGCCTGTTGGGGATGGCCACGTTGCTACTCGCAATGGCTCTTTGGAACAACCTCTACCTGGCGGCCGGGCTGGGCATCGTGATTGCCGTGATAGGCGCAGATGTCGCCGGTGGCCTGTACACGCAGTTTCTGGCGCGAAAGGCAGGTGTTAGCGGTTCGGTTTCAGGCGGCACAACCAACGGCCAATAGATTAGCGAAGCGGGGGAGGTTCGATGTTCAAGATCGATATGTCATTGGACGCAGCGCCGGTCTCTGCCGGCATGCTGGAGCTAGAGAAAAGACATATCCCTTTTGTAATGGCCCGCACCGCGACTTTGCTGGCCCAGCGGGTCAAGAAGGGCACCGTCACGGTGATGCAGAAACGCCTGGATCGGCCAACCCCTACCACGCTGAACAGCCTGTTCGTGAAGATGGCCACCAAGACTCGCGCTGCCCAGGTCTATTTCAAAGACTCTTGGGCATCTGGCATTCCTGCTGACACCTACCTACAGCAGGCGGTGAGCGGTGGGCTTCGGCCTCATAAGCGTTTCGAGAAATCGCTGATTGCGCGTGGCGTCATGCGTAGCGGCCAGTTTGCTGTGCCTACCACGGCTTTCATGAACCAGTACGGCAACGTGTCACGCGGCACGATGCTGAAGATTCTGTCGGGACTGGGGGCTGCTGAGTCAACGCGGGGCTATCAGGCCAACGCCAGTGACAGCGCCAAGAGTCGCCGCAAAGGCAATGCCCATCGCTTCTTCTCTGGTGATGTCGGTGGCACGCAGGGTGTGTGGGAGCGCAGATCCATGGGCATGGGCGATGCAGTGCGACCGGTGTTCATCTTCAGTGACTCGGCCCCGCGCTATCGCACCATCTTCCCGTTCTTCAAGATCGGGCAGAACATCGTCAATGCAAACTATCAGGCTGACGCAGCTACCGCCTGGGCTGAAGCGATGTCCACTGCTCGCTGATGGCCGTGGTCGTCTGGAATTGGCAAAAAGGTGAAAAAAAGCGGCCTTTTTGCCGTATTTCTCGCCTTTTTTGCTTGACAGGCAGGCCCGGCAGAAAAATTAGAAGGTACTCCCAGACCCCACCCCCTAAGGGGGTAATTCGGGCCCCGCCTTATCGCTATGTATGACCCTTTTCCAGAGGTTGGTTGTTGTTATGTCTTCCAAGATCACCACGATCACGCGGCAGCCGGGTTGGCTGAATAAGAAGAACATGGCCGACAGCCTTGGTATTTCGGTGCAGGCCTTTGATAAATGGGACGTCGCAGCAGTAGCGAAGATCGGCCGCGAGTCGTTTTATGACGTCCGGTCGGTGCTGGATAACCGCCTGCAACACCAGACCGGCAAGCAACAACCTGGCGCCGAAGAAGTTGATCCGCTGATTGGTTACAAGATCGATTGCGAGCGTCTGCGTCTGACCCGAGAGCAGGCCGACGCCCAGGCACGCAAAAACAAGATCGGCGACAAGGAGCTTGTTCCGGTCGGTTTCATGATTTTTGCGCTGTCCAGCCTGTCGGCGCAGTTGGCCTCAACCCTGAACACCATTCCCAAGAGCGTGAAACGCAAACACCCCGATATCGCAGTGCGTCACCTTGATGCAGTCGAAACCGAAATTGCTGTTACGCGTAACGCTGCTGTCGGGTTGGCTGATCGCATACCGGAGCTTTTAGATGAGTACATCGCCACCGTGGATGAGGCCACTGGTTGACGCTGTCCGGCGCGGGCTGAAAAGCCTTCAGAAAGATGCTCCCCTGACGGCCGTCGAGTGGGCAGATAAGTATTTCTATATGTCCTCGGAATCGTCCTACGGCGAAGGCAAATGGACAACAGAGGCCTTCCAAGTACCCTTGCTCAACGCAATGGGCAATGACCTTATCGAAGAACTGAACCTGCTGAAGTCGGCGCGGGTTGGCTATACCAAGATGTTGGTGGCGAACATCGCCTACAAGATCGAACACAAGAAGCGCAGCGTCTGCATGTGGAGCCCGACCGACGACGACGCTAAAGACATCATGAAAAAGCACGTCGATCCGATGATTCGCGACGTGCCGGTGATCAAGGCTCTGGCGCCCTGGTGCGGAAAGAAACACGGCGACAACACCCAAGAATCCAAGGTGTTCGAAAACCGCAAGGTGCTTTGGTGGCTGGGCGGTACGGCCGGCGGTAACTACCGGGAGAAAAGCCCGGACGAGGTCGGCTATGACGAGCTGTCGAACTTTGATGAGGATATCGACGGCGAGGGTTCGCCGACCTTTCTGGGCGACAAGCGTCTAGAAGGGGCGACCTACCCAAAGTCAATTCGCGGTTCCACGCCAAAGCTGGCGGGCACCTGCCAGATCACCCGTGCGGCCGAGGAATCGGCGTACCTGATGCGCTTTCACATTCGCTGCCCGCACTGCCGCACTGAGCAGACGCTGAAGTGGGGCGGGCCGGATGAGCCGCTTGGCATCAAGTGGCTGAAGGATGATCGCGGCGAAGTCGTCAAGGCCTGGTATCTGTGCGAGTCCGGGCACGGCTGCACGTTCGAACATCACGAGATGATCGAGGCGTCACGTTCGGGCCGCTACATCTGCGAGAAAACCGGTATTTGGACGCGCGACAGCATGGAGTGGTTCGAGGCGGACGATACGCCGATCCGCACGCCGCGCCGTCTGACGTTCCATATCTGGACGGTGTACTCGACGTTTACGACCTGGGTAAAGATCGCCGACGAGCGGGTCAAGGCTGGCAAGGATCGGGGCAAGCTCAAGACGTTTACCAACACCACGCTGGGCGAGACGTGGGAAGAAGACCAGACCGAGAAAGTCGACTGGGAGCTGCTGCACGCGCGGCGTGAGGTTTACGCCGCCCAGGTGCCGCCGCGCGTTGTCGTGCTTACCGGTTCGATCGATACCCAAGATGACCGTTATGAGCTGCGTGTGTGGGGTTGGGGGGCCGGCGAAGAAGCGTGGTTGATTGACCGCAAAATTCTGTATGGCGATCCATCTAGCGCGGTTCTCAAGCGCAAAGTGGGGCGTGAGCTGCACCGCATGTATACCCGTGCAGACGGTGCGGTCATGCGCGTCGAGCGTTGGTGCTGGGACTCCGGCGGCCACCACTCGGAAGCTGTTCGGGCTGAGAGCCGCAAGCATGGCGTGCATTGGGTGATCCCGATTTTCGGGGCCAGTACCTACGGCAAGCCAATTGCGAGCTTCCCGCGCCGCAAGGAAAAGAAGTCGAAAACCTACCTCACGGAAATCGGGACCGACAACGCCAAAGAGGTGATCTACAACCGCCTCAAGCTACAACCGGACGGCAATCGTCCGGTTCCGGGTCTGGTGCATTTTCCAGCCGATGACCTGATCTGTGACGGCGACGAGCTGAAGCAGCTCACCAGCGAAACTAAGAAATGGATCATGGCCCGAGGACGTCGCGTGCTTCGCTGGGATGCCAGCAAGAAGCGCAACGAGGCGCTCGACTGCTTTGTGTACGCCCTGGCGGCGTTGCGCATCTGCCAAGAGAAATTCGGCCTCGATCTGGAGTATCTGGCGCGTCAGAACTCGGCTTTGAGCGATGAGGGCGAGCCAGAGGATCAAGACGAGCAGGACGAGCCAGACGAAGCGGTCGACCTTGACGAGCCACAAGCTCCGGCCCCCGAGCCGTCACCCGTGCCGATCCAACCTCAAACAGACCACCAGCCTGCCGCCGGCGGCTGGATTGAAACAGGAGCGAACGCATGGCTGTGACAGCGCAGGAAATGCTTGATAAGTACATGCAAGCCGAGGCGGATGTGCTGGCCGGCAAGGACGTGCAGTTCAACGGCCGACGTGTCGTCATGGCGGATCTGCCGCAAATCAGGCAAGGCCGGATGGAGTGGGAGCGGCGAGTGGCCCAGGTGCAGCGCGGAGGGCGCCCGGGGTTTTCTCTGGCGGCGTTTGAATGAACCTGCTGGATAAGGCCCTTGCGCCGCTGTTCCCGGGTTTCGTCGCTGAGCGGTTGCGCGCGCGTAACGTGATCATGGCGTTTGAAGCCGCCACGGTGACGCGCACGCACAGGGCCAAGAAGCAAACCAAAAGCGCTGATGCCTCGCTGAACAAAACGCTGAAATCGTTGCGTGAGCAGTGCCGCAAGCTGGACGAAGACCACGACATTGTCACGGGGCTTTTTGATCGTCTGGAAGAGCGGGTGGTGGGTGGTCCGGGTATTGCGGTGGAGCCGATTCCGCTGAGGTACGACGGCGCGATCCACACCGCGTTCGCGGCATCGGTTAAAGCGCTATGGGGTGAATGGTCGCTCACGCCTGAGACGTCCGGGGAATTGACCCGGCCGCAAATGGAACGATTGATGTGTCGCACCTGGCTGCGGGATGGCGAGGGATTGGCGCAGATGCTGATGGGCAAGGTGCCCGGCTACGACCACCTGCACGGCGTGCCGTTTGCGCTGGAGCTGCTGGAGCCGGATTACCTGCCCATTGAGTACACCGATCTGTCCAAGGGTATTGTGCAGGGCGTCGAGCGCAATGCATGGCGTCGCAAGCGGGCTTACCACCTGTTCAAAGGGCATCCGGGGGATCAGCGCGGAATCTTTGCGCAGAACACCAAACGCGTGCCGGCCGAGCAGATGATTCACATCGCGCACCGTAAGCGCATTGGTCAGAACCGTGGCCAGCCGCTGCTACACGCGGTGTTGATCCGCCTGGCGGATATCAAGGATTACGAGGAAAGCGAGCGGGTCGCGGCGCGAATCAGTGCGGCGTTGGCCATGTACATTAAGAAGGGGCTTCCTGACGATTACATTCCGCCGGCCGAGGGTCAGGTGCGCGCAGAGCGAACCTTTCCGATCGCGCCGGGCATCGTGATCGACACGCTGCTGCCCGGCGAAGACGTCGGGATGATCGAAAGCAACCGCCCGAATCCCTTCCTTGAAGGGTTCCGCAATGGCCAGCTCAAGGCTGTCGCGGCGGGGACGCGTGGCACCTATTCCAGTGTCGCGCGCAGCTATGACGGCACCTATTCGGCGCAGCGTCAGGAGTTGGTCGAAGGCCAGTTGGGTTACGACCTGCTGCAACACGAATTCATCGACTACTGGTGCCGGCCGGTTTACCGGAAATGGCTCGAAATGGCGATCCTGAGCGGCCAGTTGGTCGTGCCTGCTGATGTCGATCCGCGAACGATCTACGGCGCGTTTTATCAAGGCCCGGTGATGCCCTGGATCAATCCGGTGCATGAGGCCACGGCGTGGAAAATTCTGGTTGAGGCGGGCTTTGCAGACGAGGCCGAGGTGGCCCGATCGCGGCAGCGCAACCCTTCAGAACTCAAGGCGTCGCGCACGGCAGAAGTCGCCGCGAACCGCGAGAGCGGGCTGGTGTTCAGCTCGGACTTTTACCACCAAATCTACGGGAAGAATCAGCCCAATGATGACGAAAAACAACGAGCCGCTGATGCGGCCACGGGCGTCGATAAGCCCGACGAATAAGCCCGAGGAAAGTTGGTACTCCATTCGCGCCGCGTCGCGGGGTGTGGCCGAAGTCATGCTCTATGACGATATCGGTGCCTGGGGAATCTCGGCTCGCCAGTTCGCTCGCGATCTGGCGGCGCTCGGTGACGTGTCACAGATCAATCTACGGATTCATTCCGGCGGCGGTGACGTGATGGACGGCACGGCGATGTACAACATTCTGCGCGGGCATTCGGCGCGCGTAGAGGTGTACATCGACGGCATGGCCGCTTCGATGGCCAGCGTGGTCGCGATGGCGGGCGATGTGATCTATATGCCGGCCAACTCCATGATGATGATCCACAAGCCATGGGGCGGGCAGATCGGGGATGCCGATGATCTGCGCGAATATGCCGATCTGCTCGACAAGGTTGAGGGCACGCTGGTGCAGGCGTATGCGCGCAAGACGGGCAAGTCTGCGGAGGAAATCGCGGCAATGCTCAAGGTAACGACGTGGATGGATGGAAACGAAGCGGTGGCGGCCGGCTTCGCGGATCAGGTGTTAGAGCCTATCAAGGCCGCCGCACAACTCAATTCGAAACGCCTGGAGGAATACACCAGCATGCCTCAGACAATGCACACCTTGATGAATCCACGCGGCTCTGTTCCAGCGCCTGCCCCGGCTCCAGTTCCAGTTCCAGCTCCAGCTCCAGCCCCAGCACCCGCTCCAGCGCCGGCGTCCGCTAGTCTTACGGCCGACCAGATCCGCGCTCAGGCGCTGGCGGATGATGTGGCCCGTCGTACCGGCATCGTCGCGGCATTCGGCGCGTTCGGCGAGCCCCATGCGCAATTGCTGCGCACCTGCCAGGATGATGTGAATTGCACGGTCGCACAGGCTCGCGAGCAACTGCTGGCCGCCATGGGCGCGGCAACCACCCCGACCGCGAACGTTCGCCATCTTGGTCATGTTTCCAACGGCAATCTGGTGGGTGATTCGGTTCGGGCTTCGTTGTTTGGTCGTCTCGGCATCGAAGAAAACCAAGCGGACAACGCTTACAACCACATGACCCTGCGTGAACTGGCCCGGGCATCCCTGGCTGATCGCAGCATTGGTGTCGCGACGCTGCGGCCGATGGATATGGTCGGTCTGGCCTTTACCCACGATGCCAGCGACTTCGGCAACATTCTGCTCGATGCCTCGCACCGTTCGTTGTTGGCGGGCTGGGAGGATGCCGAGGAAACTTATCACCTGTGGACGCGCCAAGGCCGCTTGAGCGATTTCAAGGTGGCCAACCGAGTCGGTCTGGGGGCAATGTCGACGCTGCGTGAAGTGCGCCCAGGCGCTGAATACAAGTACATCACCCTCGGCGACACCGGCGAGACGATTCGCTTGGCCACCTACGGCGAGATCTTCAGCATCAACCGTCAAGCCATCATCAACGATGACCTCGACGCCCTGAGTGCGATTCCGCGGCTGATGGGGGCGGCGGCTCGCGCAACCATTGGTGATCTGGTGTACGACACTCTGATCAATAACGGCAAGATGAAGGATGGCAAGCCACTGTTCGAGGCCTCGCGCAAGAACCTGTTCACCGGTGCCGGCTCGGCGCTGTCGATTGCGGCAATGAGTGCGGCCAAAACCGCCATGGCGCTGCAGAAGGGCAAGCCGGCCAAGGAGGGCGAAAAGACCCGCACGCTGAACGTCCGCCCTGCGTTCCTGTTGTGCCCGGTCGCGCTGGAAGACCAAGCCAATCAGTTGATTCGCTCGACGTCGGTGCCGACCGCCCAGGTCAACGCCGGCGTGGTCAACCCGATTCAGAACTTCGCCCAGGTGATCGGCGAGCCGCGCCTGGACGACAATTCGTCGTCGGCCTGGTATCTGGCCGCGAAGCAAGGCAGCGACACCATTGAAGTGGCCTATCTGGATGGCGTCGATACGCCGTACATCGACCAGATGGAAGGCTTCACCAGCGACGGCATCGCGACCAAGGTTCGCATCGACGCCGGAGTTTCTGCGCTTGATGCGCGCGGCCTGAACAAGTCCGCCGGCGCCTAACGCGTCGCCGATCCCATGGCCCCGCCCAGTGCGGGGTTTGTTGTTTCTGAAGAGGGAAAAAGTCTATGTCCACCAACTATGTAAGCAATGGCGAAACCGTCACCTTGCCGGCCCCCACCGGCGGCTCTGTCGCGGGTGTGCCCCAGGTGATCAATGATCTGGCCGTGATGCCGCTGCAGGGAGGCCCCAAGGGCACGGTGATCGTCTACCGCACCGGCGGCAACTGGAGCGTGCCGGCCGATGCCGCGCTGAAGGCGGGCATGAAAGCCAGCGTCAAGGCGGGCGCCCTGGTCGCTTCGGGCACGGCGGACTCGGCCCCTTACGGCAAGCTGTTGACCGATTCGGTCGGCGGCTATGCCGAAGTGCTGATCGTTCAGTAATGTCGGGCGATCGCTTTCGGGCCATGGCCGACCGCATGGACGCCTTGCTGGTGAGTCGCCTGGGTGACCGGGCGACGCTGGCGGATGGGTGCGAAGTCTATGGCGCCTTTGCTTCGCCTTTTGTCGGCGCCGAAATCGGCGGTGGCAAGGGCGGCGCTGTGCGGCTGGGCGGTGCGATCAATGCCGATGAGGTGTTAGAGCCCACCCTGACCGCGCGAGTGGTCGACGTGCAAGGCGTCAAAAAAGGCGACTTTCTTACCATTGAGCTGCCGCCCGCGCTGGGTGGTGGCCGCTACAGGGTCGTGCGCCTGAAGCCTGACGGCTCGGGCATGGTTGACCTGGTGCTGAGCGTGCCCAATGAGCGAACTGACGACATTACATGATGCGATCACTCGCATTATCAGCGAACGTATGCCCCGGGTGCTGCACGTGGAGCAGTTCCCCGAACTGGACGCCCAGGTAAACACACCTGCATTGCTGTACGGCATTACCGATATGACCCTGGGTACTGATCGAGGGGAAGGGAAAACGGCGCTGATTGGTCGTTTCCAATCCTGCATTTTGGTCGATGCTGACCGGCCCAAGGCGTCACTACAAGCCGCAATCTTGGCGGCTCAGATGACGACGGTACTTAAGGATCAGTGGTGGGGGGTGGATTTTGTTACCGGGCCGCCTGAACAGGTTCACGCCCAGCCAGAAGCCCCGACACAGGAGCTTGAGCAGTTCGTCATGTGGTCGGTGCAATGGATCCAGCCTTTCGAAGTTGGGGAGTTCACTTGGCCATGGCCTGATGAGCCGCCTGGCTCTCTGGTGTTCAACATCGAGCCGGGCGACGAGCCGGTGGCTCCCGAGGAACTTTCGTGAGTTACGCCGAAGCGGAACATGACCGCATGATCGCTGCCATGCTTATGCCATGTGTGGTGGTCGGCGTTGATCTGGCGGCACCGGCGGTGCGTGTCAGCAATGGCGAGTGGACGAGCGCCTGGGTGCGCTGGCATAGCCTGGCGGCCGGTAAGGCGCGGCACTGGCGCGCACCCAGCCTGGGCGAGCAGGGGGTGTTGTTCAATCCCAGCGGCCAGGCGGGCATGGGCACGTTTATCCCTGGGCTGTACGGCAATGCCGGCGGCCCACCGGATAACCGAGATCATGTTGAGGTCTGGCGTTTTGACGATGGCGGCTCGCTGGTCTACGACTGGGCGGCCAAGACCTACACCATCACCCTGCCGACCGGTACCGTCACTATCAAAGTGGGCAGCACGGTTGTGACCGTTACGGATAACGCGGTGAATGCCACGGTGGGCGGTACCGAGTTCGACCTGGCGCCCGGTTGGGCGGCGATTAAATCGCCTCAGATAGCGTTGATCGGCGCGGTGGAAATCGACGGCCCGTTACACGTAACGCAAAGCATCACCGGCGCCGCTGACATCCTGGCGGCCGGTAACAGCGACAACCACCACAAGCACTAACCCAATTCATCTACAGCCCGCCGCGTGCGGGCTTTTTCATGCCCGGAGAAATCATGGCCAAGACCATCGAGAGGCCCGCAACCGAAGAACAAACCACTGTCGCGCCGGCGTCTTTGACGTTCCGCGATCTGGTCTACACGTCGCGCACGCTGGTTGTGCCTGGTACCGATCGTACTTACCCGGTTGCCAAGCATCTGGTGGTGGTGCCGGAGTCCGATAAAGAGGCTGTGGCCTTCCTGAAGGCTAATAGCGAATACGCCGCCCAGGAGGGCTAAGCCAGATGATCGGAATGGATCGCCACACCGGGCAACCCATATCCGGCATCGAGCATTTGCGACAGTCCATTGCCGATATCTTGAGTACGCCCCTGGACAGTCGCCGGCAACGGCCCGAGTACGGCAGCAAGCTGCGCCTGTTCGTTGACTTGCCAATCAATGCTGGCTGGAAAAGTGCGGTTCAGGCCGAAGCGGCCCGTGCCCTCGGCCTTCATGAGCCGCGCCTGAAACTTGAGCGTGTGACGGCGCTGTCGCTGCTGGACGGGAAAATAAACATGCTCGTTGCCGGCGAGTACTTGGGCGACAGCTTTGTCTTGGAGGTAAGCGTATGAGCATCGTGGATTTGTCCGCCTTGCCGGCGCCGGAGGTGCTTGAGCCACTGGACTTTGAAGAGGTCTACGACGAAGGACTGTCAGCGTTTCGCGACTATATGGGCGACAACTGGAACGCCGCGCTCGAAAGCGATCCGGTTACCAAAGTGCTGGAGGTGGGGGCATATAACAAGGTCGGTAACCGCGCCCGTGTTAACGATGCCTGCAAGGCGCTGCTGTTGGCTCACGCCATCAAGGGCGACCTCGATCAGTTGGGCGCAAACGTCAACCTTCCGCGCCTGGTGATTCGGCCCGAGGATCTGCTAGCGGTTCCGCCGATTGCTGAAGTCCTTGAGGGTGATGACCCGTATCGTGAGCGTATCCAGTTGGCCTATGAGGGGCTGACCACAGCGGGCCCGCGTAACAGCTACATCCTGCACGCTCGTAACGCGTCCGGCTTTGTGCTGGACGCCTCGGCAGAAAGTCCGGCGCCTGCGTGCGTTACCGTAACGGTGCTGAGTACCGAAGGGGATGGGACGGCCACGCCGGAGTTGTTGGCCACGGTGGCTTTGGCCCTGAATGATGATGACGTTCGCCCGCTCGGTGACCGGGTAACGGTACAGGGCGCGCAGATTTTGCCCTATCGCATTGACGCCATTCTTCACATGAGCAGCGCCGGGCCAGAAGGGGACGCCAGTTTGGCCGAGGGGCTAAGCCGCTTGGCTGGCTGGATCAACCCTCGTAAGCGCTTGGGCGTTGAGGTGGCGCGCTCTGCCATTGACGCCCAGCTACACGTTGCAGGTGTTTCGCGGGTCGAGCTGCCCGGGTGGGTCGACCTGGCCCCTACTAAAGCCCAGGCCGCGTACTGCACTGGTTACAGCGTGAGGTTGGCGGATGAAAAGCCTACTGCCCAGCAATAGCACACAGCTAGAGCGGGCCATGGAGGCAGCTCTCTACGAGAAAACCATTGTTCCGTTGCGCACGCTCTACAACGCCGATACGTGTCCTGCCCATTTGCTGCTGCATCTGGCGTGGGCCTGGTCGGTCGACCGCTGGGATTATCGGTGGAGCGAGGCGACCAAGCGCGCAGCTATCAAAGCCTCGTACTACATCCACAAGCACAAAGGCACGATTGGCGCGCTGCGCCGCGTGGTCGAACCGCTCGGTTACCTGATCGAGGTCATGGAGTGGTGGCAGACGGTACCGGAGGGCGTGCCGGGAACTTTCGCGCTGAAGGTCGGCGTGCTGGACACCGGCATTACCGAGGAAATGTATCAGGAGCTGACCCGGCTCATTGATGACGCCAAACCCGTCACTCGTCAAATGACGGGCCTGGCGATCAGTCTGGAAACCAGTGGATACATCCCTATCGGCGCCTATGTCGATGAGGGTGAAGTGATCGACGTTTACCCACAAACTCCCCGTGATATCGAGGTGACCGGCTCTTACGGACTGGTCATGTGCATTGATGAAATTGACACCCTGGACGTGTACCCATGATTGATCAGAACAGTCAGTTCTTCGCTATCCTCACGGCTGTGGGTGAGGCAAAACAGGCAAACGCAACGGCGCTTGGCCTTTCTTGGACGTTTGCACAGATGGGCGTCGGTGACGCCAATGATACCGACCCCATCCCAAACCGCGCCCAGACGAAGCTGATTAATGAGTGGCGCCGGGCGCCGGTCAATCAGGTTCGCCCTGATTCGGCCAACCCAAACATCATTATCACAGAGCAGGTTATTCCGGCCGATGTTGGTGGTAAGTGGATCCGAGAACTAGCTCTTTATGACGCTGACGGGGACATGGTCGCAGTAGCCAACTGCGCTCCGAGCTTCAAGCCTCTGTTGGTTCAGGGAACCGGGAAAACCCAAGTTATTCGGATGAACTTTATCGTCGCAAGCACCGCGAATATCGTTCTTAAAATAGACCCTGCTGTCGTTTTGGCCACGCGCTCTTACGTTGATAGCTCCATTGTAAATGTGCTGCCGGGCGGCCGGCGTGCGGGTAGTTACACAAAGGTGCAGATCAATGAGCGCGGAATTGTTGTTGATGGGTGGAATCCGTCCACATTAGAAGGTTATGGCATTACTGATGCCTATACAAAGTCTAGAGCTGACGAGCTTCTTGAGCAAAGAGTTGCAGCGGATACGATTATTTCGGCTGGCTTTGTCTCCGGAGATATTAGTAAGCCGTATTTTCTGGAAAGAAAGCCTGATGGAGGCGTTGGTGGAATTATTAACCTTGCCCTGGCAGCTCATGTGCATACCTTCGAAAGTTTGAAGGATAAGCCGTCCACAATGCAGGGTTATGGCATTACTGATGCCTACACCAAAGTTAAATCTGACGAGCTTCTTAATCAGAGAGTTGCAGCAGATGGTATTGTTGCTGCTGGTTTCGTAAGCGGAGATTTGAACTACCCATACTTTTTAAAGTCCCCTAATTCAATTGTTCACTTAGCAAGAAGGACTCAGGTCGACGCCAAACCTGACGGCGACTGGGTTGATGCGGTAGGCCTGGTAAGTAACGAACCATCGCTACCTTATATGCACCAAAAAGGCGGCGGTAACGTTCTTTTGGTGGCTCGCTCGGAGCTGCCTCGCAATACCTGTGCGAAAGGGATGCCTGGTTGGTGGCGGTGTGCCGATACGGGTCTTTTGCGTCAGCGGGTATCTGTTTATTTGGGGGATGTTTCAACAGCTTGGGCTGGCTCTGTGGCCTTCCCGGTGGCTTTTGCTACTCAAGCAGATTCGGTAAAGATATCGGTGCTTCAAAGTACAGGGTCTCCGGCAACGCTTTCGTGTTCTTATTCCGAGCTAACAACTAGCGGGTGTAAGTTGCGTGTAGATGAGTGGAGTGCTGCCGTTCAATATGGGTTAACTCTTATTGTCGAAGCGGAGGGGTATTAGAATGGTTGTATATTTTCATGGGGCAAGTTGCGGATTTTATATTGAGGAAATACACGGCCCGCGTTTGGTTTTGGTCTCGGACCCGCAATGGGAACATCCAACAATTAGCATTCCTGACCCAAATTGGGTTCCGGAAGGCCTGGGGGATTTTGAACCCCCCCTTGTTGACGTGCTCGATCCGCAAGCCTGCCCTCCAAAGATTCTAGTGGCCAACCCTAAGTGTTCATTGCCGCCGGAGAATGAGCTAGTAGAGATCACCGAGGCTCAATACCTTGAGCTTTTAACGTTGCAATCCGAGGGAAAAGTTATTTGTAGTGGGGTCGATGGTCTTCCTCTTTCCGCTGATCGTCCGCCACCAAGCGCGGAAGAGGTTGCAAGTCGGGAGCGAGTTTGGCGTGATGCTCAGTTAGCCGCTACTGACCCCTTGGTCGTTCGTCACCGAGATGAAGTGGAGGCGGACAACGGCACGACTCTTTTAGATGAGCAATATAAAGCGCTACAGGTTTATCGCCTGAGTCTGCGGGACTACCCTGGGTTAGTGGATTTCCCAAACCAAGATCGTAGGCCTATCGCGCCTGAATGGCTTTCTGAAGCAGTCCAATAAAGGCCCGCACTGTCGGGGTATTTTCTTTTCCGTTACGCGCAACACGAACAACCTACGGCCTCGCTTATGCGGGGCTTTTTCGTTTCTGGAGATTGAGCCTTATGAGTTTCTTTCACGGCATCACCACTTCTCTGATCGACACCGGCGCGCGCACCATCTCGCTCCCGTCGTCCTCGATCATCGGCCTGTGCGACACCTTCACCCCGGGCATTCTTGGTGGCGGTAATGCCAAGGCCGGCGAGCTGAAGCTGATCACGTCCGAGCGTGAAGCCATTGCAGCGTTCGGGGCTGATTCGGCGATTGCCCGCGCTTGCCAGGCGATCTATGTACGGGCCAAGGCTGTAATCGTCGCCATTGGTGTTCCTAAGCTCGCTGACGCCGCACTGCAAACGTCCGCCATCATTGGTGGCGTTCTGGCAGATGGGCAGCGCACGGGCCTTCAGGCGCTACTGGACGGCAAGAGCCGGCATAACGCTCAGCCCAAGCTGTTGATTGCCCCGGGGCACTCGGCCACGCAGGCGGTGGCTACCGCCATGGATGCGCTGGCCGGTAAGTTGCGTGCGCTTGCAATCATTGATGGCCCGAACACCACCGACGAGGCCGCTATGGCCTACGCGTTGAACTTCGGCAGTAAGCGGATCTATCTGGTGGATCCGGGTGTGCAGTTCTGGAGCACTGTCGATAGCGCGACCGTGGATGCCCCTGCCTCGGCCTGGGTGGCGGGCTTGTTTGCCTGGACCGATGCCGAGTACGGCTACTGGGCGTCGCCATCGAACAAAGAGTTCGTAGGGATCACCGGTACCACCCGGCCGGTGGAGTACTTGGACGGCGACGCAACGTGCCGGGCCAACCTGCTCAATAACGCGAACATCACCACGATCATCCGTGACGGCGGCTACCGCCTGTGGGGTAACCGCACGTGTTCGGCTGATGCCAAGTGGTCGTTCGTCACCCGTGTGCGTACCTGCGACATCCTCATGGATGCGATCCAGGCTGGCCACAAGTGGGCGGTAGACCGCTCGATCACGAAAACCTATGTGTCTGACGTGACTGAAGGGCTCCAATCCTTCATGCGCGATCAGAAGAACGCCGGCGCGGTGATCAACTTCGAAGTCTATGCAGACACCGAGATGAACACGGCCAGCCAAATCGAGCAGGGCAAAGTCTTCTGGCGCATTCGCTTCACCGACGTGCCGCCGGCTGAGAACCCGAATTTCCTGATCGAGGTCACCAACGAGTGGCTGACCGAAGTACTTGAAGCAGCCTAAGGGGGCCGTCTGATGATTCCTGAAATGTTGACCAATTGCGTCATGTTCCTTGATGGCGTGAGCTTTTCCGGTGATGTGCCGTCTATGACGCTTCCCAAGCTGGCGACCAAATCCGAGGAATACCGGGGCGGCGGTATGAGTGGCCCTGTCGACCTGCCTACCGGCCTGGAAAAGCTGGAGGCGGCATGGACCACCAACGGAGTGCGCAAAGAGTCGCTGAAGTTCTTCGGTCTGGCGGACCAGACGGCTTGCAATGCCGTTTTCCGTGGCTCGTTCAAGGGCCAGAAAGGCACCGTGAAGGCGGTAACTGTGACCCTGCGCGGCTCGCTTAAAGAGGTGGATATGGGTGATTGGAGGCCGGGCGACAAGGCCGAAGTCAAACACGCCATGGCCGTCACCTACTACAAGCTCGAAATCGACGGTCGTGTGATGTACGAAATCGACTTTGCCAACATGGTTCAGGTGATCAACGGTGTTGATCAGTTGGCCGCTGAGCGTTCGGCCCTGGGCCTTTAAGGATTGATGATATGACCGACTCTCTAACTGCACCACTCCCGTCCTGGCTGGTCCTGAGCGACGACGGCGTTACCGTAACGCTCAAGCACAAGGCCAATCTCAATGGGGTTGTGACCGATAAGCTGATGATGCGCGCGCCCAGCGTAAAGGATGTTATGGCCGCCAAAATCGCCGGCAATGGTGACCATGAAAAGGTGGAGCTGAACTTGTTTTGTAGCCTGCTCACAGCTACCGAGGCAGAACTCACGAGTCTCAAATACAAGGACTACATGCGCCTTCAGGCGGGCTATTTTCGCCTGGTTGAGGAAGACGACGTGTAACGAGGTCACGCTTAAAGTGCTGGCCAAGCGCTTGGCAAAAGAGACGGGTTTCTCGTCTGCCGAGATCCTGGCCATGCCCTTTAACGTGATGGTGTGGTGGCTCACGGAATGAGCCGCTGTTGATCTACCCGACGTATAGGGCGCGCACATGGCAAACAAACTTGCTCTCGGCCTGGTCATTGGCGGGG